AACAACCGCATCTTCCAACAGATTTAGTTGGTTGATGGACTTGATCGCTTTTTGCAGGTGAGAAATTGGTGTTTTGCCGTCAGAGGACCACATACCCGAAACTACTTGGGTAATCTGCTCCAGATCAAAAACACGTTCAGCTTTTTTGAGATTTATCCCAAAGTTTTTATCGGGTTTATCATCTTTAATAATAAATTTTATTTCACCAGTTTTTTCGTTTTTAATTTTCCAAATATTGAATGGAGAAAGTACGATTAGTTTTTGGATACCCTCTTTAATTTTCTTGTTGTCGTAAACAACTTCTAAATTAAGTTGACCATCCACGTAACTCTTTTTAAATAAATCTTCTCCTTTTAGATTAAAATCTAACATAAAAAGAATATTTTCAAAAGAATTGGTTATTTTTTCTTTAATTTTTTTGGTGACATCAACATCATCCAAATTTAATTTAATAACGTCTTCTTGTTCATCAAAAACAATAGCTTCCCCAACAATTTCATTAATAGCTTCATCAACTTCAGGATTCCAAACAGCTTTTCGCCATTTGCCAATTTGTTCCCTTCGATTGGCAAAAGTAGTGTGTTCACCGACCGAATTGTTAGTATAAGAAGAAAACGGATCGTAACTGATGTAATTATTTTCTAAATCTGTTTCTACCGAAGAAGTTGAAAAGTTTTTTCCATTTTCCAGTTCTGCTTCTTTTTTAGAATATATTGGTTTAGTCAATTCTTCTGTAATATTTTGTAAAAATCCCATTGTTTTTCCTTATTTAACAGGGTTTCTGAAACCACGAGTTAAGTTCTTTATAAAATTATCGTAAGCAAAACGAGCTTTATATCTGCGTTTGCCAAGGACCTTGTCCCAATCTTCTTTCTTTACTTCCACCATATTTGTGATTCGGGAAATGTGATAACGTCTGATTGCCACCATCGCCCAACGTACTTTCCCTGATTTTATAAATCCATAATATAATTTGCTTCGCTTCATTCTTTTGCCGCCAAGTTTACCAGTAGCAAAATATTTCAACAAAAAATCAACAAAATCAGCTCTTTGGTTTTTCGGAATCCAGTGAAGGTTAACTGCCAATAACGATTTCCTTGTAACGTCCAATGGTATAACTAAAGGCGCAGTATCCCATACTTTTAATTTACCTTTTCCAGCTGGATTTTTATAGCGGAAAAAATATATCGCATTGTCTTTCAATTTTCTGGCCATTAGAGTTTATTCCTTAAAAGTATTTATAATTTTTTAAACTGGTATATCTTTCTCAGTTAAAATCACAAATGATATATCTTTCCCTAATTTGCGTTGGTGTTCGCAAAATCTTCGAGCAGCTTCCCATTTTGCCTGATTTTTTAAATAAGTCATTACATTTTTATGATAATTTTTTGTTTTCCGTTTTGGAATCTCTGGTGGCTTAGTGTCTTTAAAAGGTTTGATCTCAATCACGTATTCTTTAGTGTTTCCTTTTTTATCAAGAACTTCCATCCAAAAATCAGTGAAATATCTATGTTTTCTCATTCTTTGTTTAATTGGATCAAAAAAATCATAAGATATTACAATAGTTTCCGAATTCCAATGTAAAACAGAAGAATTTTTATCTAACCATGTAGCGAACTTTATTTCCCATCCCGAACGCAAAGTGCAGGGCAAAATGCCTTTATATTTTTCAGGATTGACCATATATTTTTCGAAGTTGGCTAATTGATAATAGGACATTTTATTTTCCTATTGTGTAATAGTCATACTGTAAATCTAATGTGAAAGTTACAGGATCATCCTCCGAAGTCGTGTGGGAAAGTTGAAGATCCGAAACATTCTGAATCCAAGCATCGTGAAAAGTGATTATGTGATTGTAGTTGTTTTTATTTGTCAGAACCACCAATTTAGCGTCAAAAGTTTCATCTGGACCACCAAGTTCACCAGTTTCAGGATTTTTTATTCTGAAACAATATTCATGGCACTCGATTAAAGCTTTCAGTTCTTCATCACAAATTACTGTAGCGTTCAAAGCGTTCCAAGTAATATTATCCCCAGGTCGTTGTTGATTCTGGGCCATCCAAGCAACTTCTAATTCACCGATAGCCCATCCAGGTATATTACATTCTTGAACAAAAAATTCAACAGTTTTTTCTGGTCGTTCAAGTAATAATTTAAACTGAGCTGATTTTAACAAATTTATATTGTTACAAAAATATTCTGACATAATAATTCCTTATTTAATTAGATGTTCAAGCTTTTCATAATATCCGTTGAAATTTATTCCTTCATGATTAATTATTCGCATATCTTTGAAACATTCATTAGCTTCAAGTAATTTGTCATAATGGTGGTGAGAAAGTTTACACTGAATCAAATGATCATACATTCTATAGTCCAGAACAAATTTTATTGAGTCTGGATTAACATGATATCGCATAACAATACATTTTAACTTATCTAACCAAGTCATGTCATCAATAAAATCATTAGTCATAATAATATTAATATTTTCTTGACTTTCAAGAACAGATTCGTGAACTTTACATGTCTTTTCATCGTTGTGGTGCAAGCATGTTTGATGATTAGGACAATCAGAGCATTCGTGGAAACTGAAATCAGGCGGAACATCATGATCACTTAAAAAAGAGTCTTTGATAGATTGGCAATTAAACTGAGTCGAAAGGATCATGTAAATAAATAGTTCATACCAAGCACGAATTTCTTCAAACAGTTCATTGATCTCGGATTCAATACCATTTTCTTTTTGATTTTTTAAACAAATCAAAATATTTTCATATTTGTTTTGAATGATATCAAAGAATTTTTCATCTTGATAAGATTGTATTAATTGGAACGATAAGATCATTTTATTGGATACTTGAAGATTTTCATAAAGTTTCTCGTAAACATCGTTATTAAACCACTCTTTTAAGTCTGAAATATCTTCAGAGCGTTCAATATCATAGTCATCAACAAATTTTAAAGTTCTCGATCCCAATTTGATTAATAATTTCTCAACAGCTAAAGTAAATTGTTCTAAAATTTGTAATCTACAATAGCACATTCTGTTTTCGAAAGATTTATTACTTTGAATTTTTTCATATTGTGTATGAATGTGTTGAATTAAAATCATTAAATCGATTGAAAAAGTTTTCATGTCGTTTCCTTATTTGTTAATAGTATCTATCTTTAGAAAATAATCTTTCAATAACTCCAGAACGTCTATTAGTATCAAGAACAGAATATGAACTACTTCGCTGAACTTGTTCTAGGCCATTTTCAAGATTCATTTTAATGTTTTTTAGATTTCTAACGTCAACTTCTTCTATTAAACTTTTTTCATATAGTTGTTCAATTAAGTTGATTAAAACAGTTGTTGTATCAATTCTAGCATTTACTAAATTAGTTAAATGAAGATTGCTGAGTTTTTCGGTATCTCGAATCACATCAGCAAATTTTATGATACCCGTTTTCAATTCTTCAATTTCTTCAAGGAAATTTTTTGTTTTTTCTTCACACATCACGGCGAATTGTTCTGCCAAAGTTTCCGAAAAATGAGTATCATTCAATGTTTTAATTTCTTCTAGTAGAGAATTTACTTGAGTTTTCGTTAATGTGTATTCACTAACTAAAAGTTCATTAATGGTATGCTGATCAACAAGATCGCTAAGAACATGTTCGAAGGTTTTAGCGTTCGGCAATAAGCTTAATTTTTCTCCAACAATATGATCCAATTTTTTAATTCTGGACATTAAAGGAACTATAATTAAAAACATGCAAACCACAATGACTAAGGAAGCACCAAAAACAAAATATGCTGAAGTGCTTAGATTTAATAAGAATGATGAAATCATTTAATCCTCTTTAATATAAAGCGTAGGAACAGGATTTGTGTTGTCTAAATAAATCCGAAATCTGCCTTTATGTGAAAATCCAAAGCACTCAGTAAAATCTGCCCTCGAAATGCAGACCTGTTCAACATCATATCGATTTAGAAAAACTTTATAATCTCTATCTGTATTTATCGAATCATTTAATACTACTAAAAAAAGTAAAAGTGTGGACACGATTAAGATTGTCAAAATACTGTAGATAAATTTTGTGGTTCCAAATTTAGTGTTTACTTCATTCCTAATAATGTTTCCATTTTCGTCTAATTCATAATCTACATGATAAGCTATTTTTTCATATATTTTTTCAAATATTTCGAAAATCATTTATTCACCTAAAAATTTGGATATAATCGCTAGTATGTTTCAGAAGTTGATATCCGTTTAAAATTTCTCTTAATTTATCTTGATTAACAATAAAATAAGATTCATCAATAAATTCTTGTAAACCACCACCTTTAAAATTTATCAAAAATTCTTGAATAGCACTAGAAGAATCGTAATTTCTATTAATAAAAGATAAATTATGGGCAAAAGATAATGCTAAATAATTTGAAGCATCATGATTTAACGAAATTTCGATATGTTTAAAATTAGTTTTATCAATTATTTTTAAAATGTTATTTATATTTAAAAAATTATGTCTACCTGTTCGAACATCATCCAAAAAAGGAATTAAGACACCACTCGGCTCATTTTGTAAAAGAATTAGCGTTGATTTTAATTGTTGTTCTGTTCGCACTTCAAAAGTTTCGACTCTAAAATCAAAACTAATTCTTTTTAATTCTCTGGTGACATAACTACTATAAATCAAATGTTCAGGATAAGAATCTCTTATGATATAAAAATTTTTGAAATCTTTAGCATTGCTTTTGAAAAAATTTATCATCAAAGGAATGTCCATTAAATATTCTTCAATAAAAATATTATCCATTTCATTTTTAAAAAAATCTAAACGATTTTTAATACTATTCGTTAAAAAAATGTCGAAAATTCCGATTTTGGTTGTCTTTGACATTTTTAAAATTTCATTAAAAAATGAATTGAATAAAATTGGTCCATATATAATTAAATAATCAGGTTGATCTAATTCTATTTTTTTCCAAATATTGAAAAAACGATCTCCAATTTTTAATTCATCACAAGAACCATAACAGTCTAAATAAAATTCTTTTATTTGAATATCTTTATTTTCATCTGCTAAAGCTTCATAAATTTGATATTCAAAATCGGAATATTTCATACTCAAAAAACAGTTATTCGAAAGGACCGTTATTTTAACAGATTTTTCAGCCGAAAATGATCCACTGCTTAAACATAAAAGTATGAAGATAATTAAAAATATTCTAAACATATATTTCCTTTTTATCTATTTATCAAACATAAAAAGGGAGACTCCCTCAACAGAAATCTCCCCTTTTATTTTTCATTTTTAAAGCTTAAAATTACATACGTTCCCAGTAATCCATTCCGATGGTTACGCCAAATTCTGACATTTGATCTGTTGATTCTGAGTTCAAATCAACAGCGTCCAGATTTTTTGGCCATGCTCCAAACATTTTGAATGTTGCTAACGTTTCACCTTTTCTGCCAAGCAGTTGAACAGTCGCATCAACTTTATAATCAGGTTGAGCTTCCCGTTCGTTGGTACTTTGATCAGCAATGAATTTCATCCAAGCTTCAAAAGTAGTTCTACCGGCTTGGTCATAATCATTGATGAAAGTTAACGTCAAATCTTCAAAAGTCGGATCGCCCGCGATCTTAGCTTGCATTCCTTGCCAATTCAGAATAATTTCTCCGATTGTTTTGGAAGGCAACTGAGCACCTTTACATAGATAACTGATCGTTTCAGCATCAGCACCTGTAACAGGTGAAGCGAAAGAAAATAGAAAACGATTAGGACGTGCTACGTCTTGGACTTTAGCTTTAAAATCATTTAATGCAATACCCATGATTTATCTCCTTATCGTCCGATTAATTCTTCAAAGTTAGCATCCGTACGGGTAACATTCATGTTGATCTGAATGAATTCCGCGACCTTAGTAGGCTTGATGTAAACATCGATAATTAATGCGTTTTTGTCAATAACTTCTGCAGTGTTATTTGAGTTATCAATAACAACTAAGAAATCGTAAATTCCACGGCGACCTTTAACATCCCGTAGGAAAGGTTCAATCAGCCCGCGAAGTCTAGCACGAGTGAATTCATCATTGAATTCAAACAACGCATATCTTGAAGCGGAAGCGATTGCTTTTTCTACAGTGATTAGCAAACGGCGAACGTTTACACGATCAAAAGCAGAAGGTTTGGCGAATGAAGTTTTTTGACCCCAAACGATCATGACACCCTCACCAGGAACAGACATAACAGGGTTAATGCTGTTTACATAGAGGTCGTCACGGTTTTGCTTGTTAGGATTGAAAGCAGGTTTGATTGAGTTGCGAATCTTACCACGCTCAAGCCCAGCAAATGCCCACCATGGATCGCGATTGGCATCAGTTTGAGCAGCC